GGGAAGCCCTGTGGCAGACAAAAGGGAGAAAAGCGAGGGACACCATACTGTCGGCCATCGAAGCGTGTAAGCGAAAGAACCCCTGTTACTGCTGGCGAGATGACCTCCGCACAAAAGCGAAGCCGAGTCGCCGAAAAAAAGAAACTTGGACAACCAGCAGGTAAACCAAAGCGTGTCAAACCAGTTAAACGGAAATAACAATGGCAGATAAATCCAAGATGAAGTGCAACGTGCCACGCCGTGAAGTCCAGGGCGGGAAGAAATTCGTTGTGAAGGCTTGCCAAGGTGGCAAGGAAAAGATTGTGCGGTTCGGCGATGCGAACATGACAATCAAGAAGAATCGTCCAGCCCGGAAGAAAAGCTACTGCGCTCGGAGCGGTGGTATCAAGGGTAAGTCCAATAAACTTTCAGCAAATTACTGGAGCCGTAGAGCCTGGAATTGCTAAAATCAAAAAATATTAAAAACCCAAAAGGAGATATAATCATGCCCCAGAAAACAAGAGGAGGAGGAAGACGCACAGCCTATGGCGGTGAGTACACTTCCGCAGAACAGAAGAGACAACTCGCTAATCAAAAGCGAAATGAGCAGCGCCGCCGCCAGACCAAGGCTCAACAGCAAGCAGCTAAAGCACCCAATGCTCCAAAAGCCGTAACGAGCGCCAAGAGTACCGCCCGCAAGGTGCTAAAGGCTGGACGATTCTTAGGTAGCCGTGCCAATATATTGGCTCCCGTAATTGGTGCAGCAGGCGAAATCGCCATGCGCCAGTTCGTTGACCCGGTTATTGCTCGTAAAAAGGAATCCGCTGGCGAGAGACTTCGCAAAGAAGCGGAGGCTATCGATGCTGAGTTCGCCAAGGTTCGTGCAGCAAAGCCACCAAAGGCTGACCCCCAGAAAACACCACGTGCTGAAATTAGCATGGACATGGGTGAATTTCCAGTTACAGCCAAAGGGGTACGGTATAAAGATGTACGCCGTGGACGAGCTACTGCCATGCAGGAAATGAAAGCTCGCCGCGCTCGTGCTAAGAAGAAAAAATAAATGCCGGAATATCGTGCATATGGTGGACTTGATGACCGAATCTCCAAAGCTGGGGATGTCGGTTTTGCTGGATTCAATAACCGCCTTCGCCCTGACCAGCTTCAGCCAGGATTGCTTTCTGATGCCCAAAACATCAGAGTAGACCGAAACGGCGAAGCTCAAGTACGAAAGGGCGTAGAGCTAGTGGTTGCACCTCTGGCCGTTGGTGCTGATGCGTTGACACTTCCGTTCACCCTAGTTGCCGATGACTCAAGCGTTACTGTTACACAGACCGCAGGAGACCTTGTCATTACGAATGTAACAGCTACTGACTACCCAAGTTCGGGTACAATCAATCTCAGCGGTGTTACCGGTATTACCCCTGACCCCAACGGTAATCGTCCGTTCACAAAAGATAGTAGCACCCAGATAACAATATCTGACCAGACTTACAGCGGTACGGCCGGTGGAACAGCCACCGTCAAGTTCGGTATTCTTGCTGATGATGCAGTCAACGCTATCTACGGCTCATGCGGATTCTCTGACCCGAATGCTGCTGCTAGTCAGTACATTATTATTGCATCAAACTCAAAGGGTATTGCAATCAATATAAACACAGGTGCTACAACCGATATTACTTACCCTGCTGGGGTAACCGTAAGTGCAAGCGTTGATATGATTCAGGCTTTCAACAAGGTGTTCATCTTCCGAAACGGAGAGACAGCCCTTGAGTGGGATGGTTCCTTTTCTGGGTCACCTGCATTTACCAAGGTGGAAAGCGGGACTTACAGCCAGCCAAAGCAACTTACACCTACACGTGTTGACATAACTGACGGTAAGGCAACTGCGACCTTTGCTAACCTTGCCGCAATGAATGGACTTGATGTGGGCGAAAAGTTCATTGTTGAGTCCGTAGGAAGTCCAGCTACGTTTACGATAGGTACTGAGTACATTGTGGCTGCTCGTGATGATGTTGCGTTCACGGTTGATTTCTTTGTCCAGTTAGCAAATGCCAGCAATGTTTCTGGTGTAATTTTCCAACAGCACGTATCCGTTGGTCTAGGATTTACCCATATGCCAGCACCGCCGTTTGCTATCTACCACCAGCGTAGACTTGTGATGCCCTATCGATTTACCGTGGACGCATCAGCCGACAGCTTTACTTCTCGTGGTATATTGGACGAAGTAATAGCATCCGACATTCTGGACAGCGATACTTATGACCAGATTTTTGCGCAGTACCGCTTCAACGCTGGTACGGCTGACTTCGTGGTTGGGCTACAATCCTTTGCCGAGGACAGACTGCTGGTATTTAACCGCAACAGTATTCACTTGGTTGAGAATACTACCAACCTCCAAGCCGCAAGTACACGTGTCCTTACCAATGAGGTCGGCTGCGTGGCTCGTAAGTCAATCGTACAGGTTGGCAATCAGGTTCTTTTCCTTTCGGACAATGGCGTATATGGTACACAGTTCTTGGATGAGTACAACCTTCGTGGTACTGAAACACCATTGAGTGAACCCATTAATGAAACAATCAAGCGGATAAACAAGAACGCTTGGGAAAACTCAGTAGCTACTTACTTTGACAATAGGTATTTCATTGCGGTTCCTCTGGACTCAGCGACCGAGAACAATGCAATCCTAGTTTACAACTTCCTCACAAAGCAATGGGAATCCGTTGACCAAGTGAACGATGCCAACTTCCACAGCACCAATTTGATTGTTGTGGGTGACGGCGATGACCGAGCGGTTTACGTAGTAAATGATATCGGTGGCGTTCACCGCCTTGAAAAGCGGGTTGACGGGGTTGACCGTGTTATTACACAGATTGGTGGAAGCCAGCAGAACCTCAATGTTCCGGGTTCTATCACTACCCGGCAGTACACGCTGGGAACCCTTGAGCGTAAACGCTGGAAGGAATTCGATATTCACGTTCAGTCAAGTGAGGACAATACCTCCGACTTTGATATATCTGTCGAAACAGAGAACCCTGATGCTACATTATCCTTGGGTACTCTTGCTGACTTTAATGGTGGAGCATTGGCAATCAATGAAGATGTTTCCATCCGTGGTAGAATAGGGAATCGCCGTGGATACGGTATACAATTTACAATCAACAATACAAGCGGAAGACCTCGTATTCGTGCTATCGATACTGATGGCTCGGTGTCATTCCGTTCAACAGAAAAGGCTATATAAATGGCAGTATTATCCAAAGGAACAACATTTGCAACAGGCGAACAGGTTACAGCTACCAAGCTGAATAACCTCGTTGACAGTTCAACCTTCGCTTCTGGAGCGGTTGACAACGTAAGCACACAGCTTTCTAGCGGTGCTATCATCGTCAAGGACGGCGGTATATCTACCGCAAAGATTGTCGACAGCAATGTAACGACAGCAAAAATTGCTGATAGTAATGTCACAAAGGCCAAGATTGAAAACCTAGCTGACTACAAGGTTCTGGGTAATGTAAGCGGAGGTGCGGCAGCACCCGCTGAGGTGGCTATTTTGGATGAGGATGATATGACCTCTGATAGTGCGACCGCCTTGGCTACTCAGCAAAGCATCAAGGCTTATGTAGATTTGTACAAGCCAAACGTAGCACTAGCATCAAAGTTAGATACTCAGGTAACGGCTTCGGGCGAAAATGTGTGGAACGAAGTTACTGGATTGAACCCATCTTTAACAACTCGTGTGTCAGGTTCGAGCTTTCGTGTGTCCGCATCAATGTCATGGTGTGCTACTAGCCAAGGGTACGGGGTTGCGTGGAAGGTAATGTATAGCCTCAATGGTGGCTCCTATACGGATTTTTCCCTGCCAACAAGTCCAGGCAATAAGGTTGCGGTTCACGCGGTTGGTTTTGATGGTGACGTTGGTAGCTGGCTGGACAAAAATACATTTGATGTATTCCTTACTGGATTGAGTTATAGTGCTGGCGATACCGTTGCCTTCAAGATATACACGCAGCAAGTTGCTGGGACAGGAAGTGTTTATATCAATAGAGCAGAGGTGGAGGTGGACAATAATGATTACGTAAGGGGTATTAGTACCCTCCAAGCTGAAGAAATTTACGCATGATTGAAGTAGATAATCCAGTCCTAAACTCAGCCGTAGCTGCCCTCAAGTCAGGGAAGCAACCGCACTTCAATGCCTATGTGAACAGCATTGTTGATTACTGCATTGAGAATGAGAACGGAAAAGTATTCCAAGACTGGGACAGGGATACGCTTGAGCAACTAGTTGCTTACCACCAAGCCAAGGGTACATTGATTGCGTTGGCTGATGATGAATCAAAGATACAGGGAGTATTCATGTGGTACAACTGCGACTCAGATGACCAATGGAGCTTTGTGTACAACTGGGACAAGGACAAACCAAATGGTGATGCCATCTTCATGGCGTTCTTGTTTGCATCTAGCAAGTCTGCGTGGAAGCAAATGCTTCTTAAATTTATTGAACGAGAGCCGGATTGCCTTTGTAAGAAACTCTTAGGGGTTCGTGAAAGAAAAGGTTTCCCGACTCGTGTTGAATACACAACAAAAGTATTTTCAAAAATCTTAAAAGCAAAGGAATAAAATGGGAGGAAAAGGAAAAGCACCACCACCGATTGACCCAGGTCAAGCAATGGGTGAGTATTTGTTTGGTCAGGACTTTAGGAGTTTTGGGGGCGTAACTGACCCTAGACTTCAAGAGCGTATCATTGGTGCGGAAGAACAGTTCCGTCCCCGGTATGCCGCCCTTGAGTTGCAGGACATTGGTACGTTTGCTCGTGGACTAGAGGCTGGAGAAGTTGCTGACCCTCGATTTACTGCTGCACAGGAGCGCGTCAGCGAGCTACAAGCACAACTTGCCCAGACCCCAGAGACTATTACTACTACTCAACCTGGCGGATTTCGGAGGGCAGGGAGGGAGGTAACAGAAGCCAACCCTGAATACGCAAGGCTTCAAGCCGAGATTGCCTCACAGCAACAGACCCTAGAGGGTCTATCTCCCACCATGATGCGTGAGGCTACCCCTGGTGTGTTTGACTTACTTGAGGAGCAAGCTCGCCGTGCATCAGAACTCCAACGTGAACAGCTACAGCTTCAGCGTGAGGCTGATGTAGGTGCTATCCAAGAGTTCGCCCCGCAGGTTGTCTCTGCTTACCGTGCCGCTGACCCACGTAGTGCCGCCCTAGCTGATGCTGCTCAAGCACAAGCCATGAGGCTTTTTGGCGAGGCTGAGGGTCCACTATCCCCGGAACGCCGTAGAATGGCAGAGCAGGCTGCTCGTGCCGGTTCTTTGGCTCGTGGTCGTATCGGTGATGAAAGCTCTATAGCGGCTGAGTTACTTGGTCGTGAGCAGTTCAAGGCTGGTCTCCGCCAAGAGGCGAGACAAGCTGGTGCTGGTGCATTCGGACAACAACGTGCGATAGCGGGTGACATTGGTATGACCCTTCTTGGCCGTCCTTCTCAAGCTATTCAGCTTGGAGGTCAGACACTAGGACAGGCTACCGGGCTTGCTGCTGGACCGATGGGTCCGCAACTATTTGACCCCAACGTAGGTATTAACCTTGCCCTTCAACAACGAGGGCAGGATATTCAGTTCCAAGGTGCTAAGGCTCAAGCTCGTGGTGCTTTGATTGGTGGTCTCGCAGGTGGCATCGGAACAGGACTAAGCGGAACAAATTTATTTGGATAATCAATTATGGCATTTCAAACAGGAACACAAGTACGCCCAGAACTGGGCAGAGCAGACGTAAGCGGATTCGCTCGTGGGGGTGAACTGATAGCTGCTGGTATCGGGGCTGGCCTTAGGAACTTCATCGAGGGGCAGGAAAAGGTTAAGAAGATTAACAATGCAACGGATGCCCTAACCGAGGGTGTTAAAAGTAACCAATACCTACAGGCTCTTCTGGGTCTTACTGACCAGCAGGTGCAGAGCGATGCCCTTAAACCTGCTGTTAAAAAATTCGTGAAGGGTCTCGGTGCAGACAAGGCAATGGCTCTTGGCGCACAGCTTAATCTAGCTGTCATAAATAAGATGATTGACCGTGATAAGGTTTCACCCAAGGTGGCGATGGATTTGAAGAAATACTTGGATGATAAAAAACTTGTAATAGAAGATGGAAGATTGGTATACACGAAGGGGATAAACAAAGTACTTGATAAGGGAGACCCCAGAGTAATAAATCTCATTCGTGACATTGAAGGTGGCGAACAGCTACTCTATGGATACGAAGGAGGAACGAACATCGATTTAGTGTCTCAAGAGAGTGAAGAAGATAAAAAACCTACTCCTCCTCCATCCGTACTTAAAGAGATGTTCCCAGAAGATGAGCCATCAATGACGAGAGACTTAACATTTGATATTGGCGTAGCAGGTCCATTCGCTCCCAGGCAATACCTTGGACTGTAATAATCTTTTGTTAGTCCCGGCATGATTACCAGTACATTTAGAGACAAGGCTTCGGGTGAAACCGTAAGGATAACCCACGATAAGGATGTATCTTTATCTGTCCTTAAGCAGTTAGCTATGGACAAGGTTATCGATAAGATGCAAACCGAGGATAACTTTGCTATTGATGTAGTCAAAGGCTTGGGTGCTGGTGGAGTAAAGGCTCTACTGGATTCTGCCGCTGGACTACAGCAAGCCACCGCCATTGCTGGTCGTGGTGTCTACGGCGAAGAGGATGCAATGATACAGGCTCTCGGTGAGAACGCCGAAAAGCTACGTGACTTGTCCTCTAAGGTTGATGATGCGATTGGGCTGGATGAGGATTTCCGGTATTCCTTTGCTGGGCAGGTAGCCCAAGGATTCGGGCAGATGCCAGTACAGATTGCGACCGCCCTTGGCGGTGCTGCTGTTGGTGGTTTAGCGGCTGGACCGGTTGGTGCTGTTGCTGGTGGTATAGCTGCTGGTGGCGGTTTTGCCGCTGGACAGATGCAAACGGAGGCTGTTCGTGATGCGGAGCAAACACTCGGAAAGAAGTACGCTGAATTTACTGACCTAGAAAAGCAACAGACAGCGATGTCGTCCCTCACGTACATGACCGTTGGTGGTCTCATGGAGTACGCCGCTGTTACCAAAGTTATCCCAAAGCCTCTTCGCTCTAAGCTATTGCGGTTTGCGTCCGGTAAGGAAAGACTCCCTGCTGGTGAGGTGAATAAAGCGATTCGCTCTTTGAAGCGTGACGCTGCTGAGGGTGCGCTTTTCGAGGGCATGACTGAGGCTGCCCAAGGTCAACTTCTAGACGGACTAGCTAGGGCTACGTTTGACGATGAGCGTGAACTAATGTCGCTCAATGTCCTAGCACAACGTGCAAATGAGTTCGCAGTTGGTGCTATCGTTGGTGGTGGTACGACCACGGCTATCCGTGCCGGTCAGAACATTGTCGGCGGTCAGCCGATTACCGGACTCAAGGAAACCAAGGAAGTTGACGAGGCTACAAGACAAGGACTCCAGAAGTTCAATGTTACCGTCAACCGCACAATGCCAAACGGTGAGGTCAAGGAGGAGAGCCATATCATGGCTGCTCCGAATATCGAGGCTGCTACCGAAGAGGCTAATAGAATTTACAAGTCGGACGATACTGTCGTCAACCAGACAATCAAGGTCGAGGATTACAAAGAGCCAGCCGTAGGTGTTACCCCAACCGAGGAGGGGGTTATACTGGAAGAGTCAGACTTCGCTGAACAACCAACCGTAGGTGCAGCTCAAGAATTTCAATTTACCGACCAAGACGCAGAACAAGCACTTCCAAGCAAAGAAAGAGCTAAATTTAATCGACATATAACTGAGCCACTTCAGAGGGGTGCAGTCCGATTGAATTTAAATTCTAAGTTCCAGAAAGAGGGTGTCCCCGGACCGTTATTTGTCCAGACGCTACACCCAATAACCAAGGACGGAAGACCTCAGTACGGACAGGCTCATAGCTATGGACGTTCCTTTACTCTTCGCAATGCTTCATTCTCGGTCAACCCATTAGCCAAAACACAGATTGCATCTGGGGTTTCTAACAAGTTCCCGATGGCAAGTGTAGACGGAGATGTTGTTCAGGGAAGGGATAGCTTGGAGGGAGAAGTTCTTTCTTTTAATCCATTCCGAGATGATGCCTTTGTTGACAGTCAAGGTAGAGCCGTCAAAAGCGCAGAAGAGGTTACCGTTTACGGAACGAAGGCATACGCCAGAGGGAAGATTGAATACATGGACGAAGCCCCAGAGGTTGTCAGTAGGGAGGAGCTTCTTGATTTAGCTAGGACCGGGAGGAAATACATTCACCCCAAGTTCCATCCCAAAGGGACAACCGTCAAGTTGACCGAGGATGATATCGCAAGAATACAAGCAGAGCCTACCGTAGGTGCGGCTCAGTTGTCAGCGGATGCAATGATTGATGCCGCTGACCAAGTCATTGATGCACCCATCTCTGTTGAGACAGACCCAGGAGAAGGTGGACGAGTTCGCTCAATAGGAAAGATGTATTTGTTGCCGGAGTCCGAAGTATTAGACTTCAATGACGACAAGAACATAGCACCTGCCGCAAAACGAATCTCAAAGGTATTAGACCTTTCGTTCAAGCAGTTCCCCAAGTTTTCAAAATGGTATTCAAGTCGCCTCAAAATGGCGATGAACATTCTTCAACAACTTGACCCGGACCTCAAGAAACCCCAAGACCAGTTCATGGTTAAGGTTCTTCTAGCCATTACCTCAAATGGAAATGAGGTTTCACCGCAGACAGAAGAGAGTTATCGTATATACCAATACTGGAAGCAAAATAATTCCATCGCTGTTCCGACTACGCAAGGAACACGAGTAGGCGCACTACTTAACCATCTTGAACTCGTTGACGATATCATCAAGAAACACGGATGGAAGAAGCTCAAAACCTTTATGGACAAAAGCGGAACGGTCTCTGACCTCCGCAAGGAGATGGTAAAGACTTTTGGGTACACAACCAAGGAAGCGTCTGATTTAACAGGGGGCGAACTCGTTGCCGAGGTAGTCCCATTCTCCCTAATGCTCGGTCCCAAACTTGGTAGTTTCTACAACAACCTAAATGGGAACTTTGATACAACTACGATGGACCGTTGGTTCATGCGTACGTTTGGGCGAACCCTCGGTCAGCAGTTCTTACGTCAAGACAATACAAAACAAACCAAGAGGTTTCTTGATGCTGCCAACTCAATATTGGCTGACCCAGGATATGCCAGCATACTAGACCAAAGGATACTTAAGACCCAGGAAACAACGGTACGTGACCTTCTCCCCAAAGGAGACCAAGTCAATTCGTCAGACCTAAAAAGGCTATCCACTTTCTTTTCCAAGAAGGAAAACAGAGAAATTGACGGTGTTCCTATCAAGGAAAGCGCACCCCTCCTAGATAACCTTCGACTTGCCACTAATGGTTTGTTTAAGGTTGGGGATGGTCTTACCATGTTGGAAGCCCCCAAGGGTGGTAAACACCGCAGCTTTATACGGCGGGTTATGGAACAATCCTTGGCGGATTTTAACAAGGCGAATAATTTAAACTTTACACCAGCGGAAGCACAGGCTTTACTCTGGTATTACGAAAAACTAATCCACGATTCACATGGCAGTAGACAAAAAGACGAAGCCCCGGACTATGGCTCCGCTGCAAACACCCTCTACCGAAAGATTACAGGACGAGACTCAACTAGATATAGAGCCTCCGATGCAGTCCGAAGAAGAGGAGATGTTCAACCAAGCGGTGCTGTCGTATCTGCGGCGCAACAACCTGCCCCACCAACAGGACGTAGACCCGAATCTGTAGGTGCGGCTCAACCCACAGCGGAACAGAACCAAGGGTTCGGTGATGCTGTTTCAAAGATTGAAGCCCAGGCTCAGAGGCTAGGCGTAAATGTACAGGCTCGGTCAGACATGACTCGTGATGCCCAGTACAACTACGAGACCCAGACTATCGAGTACGACCCTGCCCGGTTAGCAAACCGAGGGCAGGACGGAGCTAAGGCAGCAATGCGTGAGGAACTGATTCACGCAACAATGCACAAGGTTCTTATGAACCGAACCAAGGGCAAAAACCCAAGGCAAGCATTCGAGGCTTTCTTTAGCTCAGTAGGCAAGTCCCTGACGCAAGAGCAACGTGCTGCACTAGAGGCGGTATACGGAGAACAGCTTGACGATACCGGTACCGGTGCTGAGTACACAAGGTTCTTGGTACAGCAAGCATTAGACGGACAAACCACCGAGGCGTTCATGCGTACCGGTCCAGCTTTCAACAAGGTCAAATCCTTGATTAAATCCGTACAGGCTTACGCTGCTCGTATCTTCGGTAAGGACTTACAACAAAACCAGGAGGCTGCCTTTGTCATTGCTGATACAATCAAAGTCCTTCGCAACCTTGACCCGGATGCTAGACCCGCCCAGCAAAGTATCGTAGAGCAAGCTCTGGAGATTGCGTCCGGTAACCAAGCCTTATCCTCGGAGAATATCTCGGACCCATTCCTTCCGTATGAGCAGCGAGAGAGGAAGAGGAAGATGAAACGAATCAAACGAGGGATACGTAAGTTCGTTCAGCCAGCTAGTGACTTCTTCGCAGGTATACACCCAAGAATCCAGCGTGTACTCAGCGATTACTATACCACGATTGAGCGTATACAGAACGAATCCGCTGCCAAGATAATTGATTTCCAGCGTGGAATCGCTGGCATCAAGAACCTCAAGGAGCAGTCCGAACTAGCGAGACTTATCTCTTACTCCCCAGAGCCTGATGATTACAACACAAGTGAACACCAAGAGTTAGTCGCAAGACGAGACGAGCTTCTGATGAAGTACGGATTGTATAACTCTTACAACTTACAGGTTCGGCCATTGCTGGATGAACTGTATCTCCAGGCTAAACAATCAGGCTTAGATATAAACTTCCTGTTTGATTACTTCCCTCGTGTCGTCAAAGACTTCGAGGGTCTAATGAATTACTACGGTAAGGACGTAGAGCAGGACTTCCTTGACTACGTTGACCAAGAAAACAAAAGACGGTCGGCTGCTGGCGAGACCCTTATCAGCCAGAAAGAGCAAGCTCAACTCTTCGATAGATACATTCGTGGTAAGCAGTTCGTACAGCCATCACGGATACCCGGCAACCTCAAGGAACGCCGGACTGATATCATCCCAGAGGATGCTTTGCAGTTCTACCTGCCGCCACAAGAAGCGTTGAGTGCTTACACCAACAGTATCGCTGTTGCTATTGAAACCCAGAAGTTGCTTGGTACTGCTCTTCGCACAAAGAAGCGTCCGACTATCGTAGATGGAGAGTCAATACAGGCTTTCAATCTTGATGACCCGACTGGTACTTTGAATCGTGTTGTTGCTCAACTCGTCTCCGAGGGTGCTTTGGATAAGACCAAGATGCAGAATCTTGAGTACGGACTGGTTCAGCTTTTTGGTTCACAGAATGCTTCCGAGAATAATCTCTTGGAGCTTGGCCGTACGTTCAGCTACGGTTCCTTGCTGGTTGAGCCTACCTCTACCCTGTCCCAGATGTTTGACCTTGCGTTCACCATCATGGACAATGGTATCCTTCCGGCACTCAATGCAATGTTCGGAACCAAGGTTACGATGCAGTCAATGGGACTCGACCCCAATAACCTAAGTGCTGAGTACCCGGCAGGTAGCCAAGGTAAGAAAAAGTTTTTCAATGATGCTGTCCGTAAGGGACTGCAACTTACTGGATTCCGCAGAATGGACCAGCTAATGAAGGAGACTAACTTGACGGCGAACTACAATCGATATCGCAAGACAGCGAGGTTAGCTCCTAATAATCCCAAGTTTATTAAGTTCCGACAGGAGCTTGAGTTCATGGTTGGGCAAGATGTTGACCAAGTTATCGCTGACTTCAGAGCTAACAAGCACGACAGCGAGTTAGTCCGTGAGGTATTAATACGTAAGTTGCTTGAGACCCAGCCGCTGAATCGCTTCGAGCTTCCGCTCTCGGTATCCGCTAACCCGAACTACAGAATGCTGTACACCATGAAATCATTCTTGGTTAAGCAGCTTGCACTTGTTGTTCGTAGGTATGCACAGACTCTTTTTGCAGGAACACCTTTATCTCCCAAGGCGAGTGCAACCGCTAGTGAGCGTGTAAGGGCGTTCCGGGATATGGTAAAACTCCTGATTCTTTTCCAAGTTGTTGGACTACCTCTTGACTTCCTCAAGGACTTGATTGCTGGTCGTGACGTTTACCCAGGTGACTACTCAACGAACGCACTCCTTCGTATTGCTGGTATGTCCAAGTACACCTTGTACCAAGCAGAGCGAGGACTCGGTGGTGCGATTGGTTCTTACTTCTTACCGGTCGGACTCGACCAGACCTTTACAACTCTCGATGATATCGGTGGCGTACTCTGGGGTGGCAAGAAAGTACCGGACACCAGAGCCGTGAACTACCTGCCGTTCTCCGATGTGTGGTACTACCGATACGGACCGGGCGTTGAGAAGCAGAAGCGTAAACGCAGCAGAAAGCTGGAAGAGGGTATCGTTCCTTTCTTAAGAATGTAGAAAGAAAAAGCCCCACCCCCCATGCGAAGAGGGTGAGGCTAACCAGTCTACCTACACTATTATACTACACAATGAGCTACCGTTTGTGGTGGGAAAATGAATAAAACCCACCTAGCCCAAATCATGAAAAGTTATATTATACACCAAGGTGGCACAAAATGTCTTTGAGTTTCTTTTTCTCAGCCTGAAGAGCTTTGCGCTGGTTCTCCATGCGAGATATTCTGTAAGATAGATTCCGGGACTCCGCACGAATCATGTCGATTTGAGTTTGGACGCTTTCGATTTGGTGTTCCTTTTTGACTGTAGTTGTTTCTTCCATTTGCAATATGTACTTGGGTCAATATTTAAAGTTTTTGCTGCAATGCGATATGTGTACCCTTTCTTTTTTAGTTTGTCAACCTCGGCAACCAACCTCCGTTTCTCTTTCTTTGTATAGGATGGTCTCATTTTCCTGTCATCTTTCTTAACGAGCCACTCAGCGGTTCCGTATTCCCTCTCCATCATTTCGATGTCCTCAAGTTCTTTCTGGAGTCTCATGTGCGCCCAATGGATAAAGTGAGATATTGACCTAGACATTATTCAAACCTCCCTGTTCCGTGGTAAAATTTAAAGAAACACGTAACATCCCGCATACCCTCACGGTTCTTTGCTAGGTTGTATACTAGCTCAGTATAAGAACCCTTCCAGTCTTTCTTCTTGCTGCTTTCTACATCTTCCTCGCTCGGCCACATAAGCAGAACAACATCAGCATCATTCTCAATGTCCCCGGAATCCTTGAGGTCGTAAAGCTGAAGACCGCCAAACCTTTTAGCACCCTCACGATTTACTTGTGCCAGTAATATTACAGCTACGTTAAGCTCAATAGCCATCTGCTTAATCCTGTGTGAGATATCAGCGATGCCCTCAGCCTTGCCTTTGTTTCCATCGAATGGCACAAGCTGTAGGTAGTCTATGACTACCAGCTTGACTCCCTTCTTTCGTACCAAGTATCGAGTCTGACCCACAAGGTCTTCGGCACTCTTCACTCTGTGGCTGGTGTACAATGGAAGTTTCTTTGCCTCCTCCGAGGACTCTTTGAATCTCTTCTTATCTTCATCGCTGGCGTATCCATCCTGAATGGTTCGCATATTAACCCCAGACATAACTTGAACCATGCGTTTCATTAACTGCTTCTGCGGCATCTCCATTGAGAAGTAAGCGGTCGGTGTACCTTGGTGCTTCATGGCTTTACCAGCAATGAATAAAGACAACGCTGACTTACCGCAGGACGTTGGGGCAGCTAATACTAATACTTCACCAGCAGCGATACCGCCATTGCCCAGAAAACTATCTAGTCTACCGACTGTCGTATGGACTACGTCCGGCTTGTAATCTTCCTCACCCATGCGGTCTACCTCTTCGGAGAGTTCATCGAGTGTATCAGTAATGGTGTAGTCCTCGCTGGTGTTCTTATCAATCTCCAGCATCTGGCTTTCTAGGGACGAGCGAATCTCTTTATATTCTAAGGACTCTCCCTGTGCGGATTCGATAGCAATTTTGCACTCACGAATTAGCCGTCTGAGGTTGCTCTTCTCTGCCACCACACGCGCACAGTATTGTGCCTGTGAGGGCGTTGTAGCCTTGTCCGCAAGACCGAATATACCCGGCATCCCTCCGACCTCATCTAGGGCATTCTGAGCCTTTAGCTCCTCCTCTAGGGTTACCTCGTCAATCGTACGCCCTGAGTTCGACAAGGACTGCAAGGCTGCGAATACTAACTTACTCTTGTGGGAGTAGAAGTCATCAAGGCTGACAATGTTTGATATCGTATCAAACGTGTCCGTATCGGTCTCGCAGATGCAAGTGCCAAGGATTGTATCCTCAGCCTCTGTATTACTTGGTGGGCTTTTTGCCTGTAGGTTCATGCTCAAGTGTCTCCATCATTGCACGAAGACATTGACCAAGAGCTTTTACCTTTATGCGTTCGCTCTCTGGCAAACGGAAAGTATCTATTGAATTGTGTAGGCTCATTAAAGTAGTTATGGATTCTTGGACTGTCTCGCTCATTTATTTTTTAGGTTATGGTGAATACTTGAACTCACCGCCGGATTGCGATGAGCCAAGCATTCTATCACAAGGGTTACGGGTTTTCTTCCCTTTCCAGCATCCCTATGGCTACCAATGAGTAACCAATTAGGTCTCGGAATATGTCCTTGGACTGGTCGCCGTTGGTCGTAACCTTCAGCGAGCCATCAGAACAGAGAGCCTTAGCCCTCTGGAATTTATCCTGCATTCTAACGCAGACTCCAACAAGGGGGTGAACATTGAACTCGGTGCTTTTGTCAAAGTTTGCGAAGGGGTTATCGCAGCTTTGACCACCTGTGTAGTCATTGTTCTTATTGGCGGTAAGCTCCAGTATGTGCTGGACTTCCATTGTACGGAAGTGTTCCCACCAATCCTTGTTGAATCTGGTTTCCGGTTCCATTAGAACGGACTTGCGTCAGAGGTGACAGGGGTTGGCGCACTTGCGTGACTCTCACGAGCCTCGGCTTGCTTGTCTTCCGGGGCGTAGTCAGCAGCCACCGACAGATAAGGTCGGTCATCTGCGAACGATTTCTTCCACCCCTTGAGGTAGTAAAGCCCAGGCTTATCCACGTATATTTTACCTGTGTAGTCCGGGTGCGTTTCTTTCTCCTTGCGGTCATTAACCGCAAAGAGACCTGTGTTTGGTTTGTATTTATTAGCCATATTATTATTTGGTGTTAGGGTTAGAATCCTACTTGCTTTGCATCGTGCTTCTTCTGCATATCATCGAAGACAACGTCCTTGTTGCGTGGTACACGTTTACCGTGGTCGTTGGTTGCATCCGCATCCTTGGTATCATCAATAGCGAAGAGACCATTGAGTGCGTACTTACGAGCGTAAGAACTAGCCGAGCCAGTAATCTGGGCATCGTCCATACCCTTCTTGATTTCGGCTTCACGAGCGAAGGCAGTAGCGGATAGAGCGAGTTCAGTTTCGTTGTCCGCTAGACTTGCGGTAGCCTTGACGTAGACACGACCACCGACTTCAACGATGTCATCTTGGATGACGATGGAGCAACCCCACTCAGCGAGTAAAGGTTTAACGGCGGTGAGGATGTCCTCACAGGAGCGGTACTTGTACCCTCCGAATTTATTAGTCTGCCCCTTCGGAGCTTTGAGGGATGACTGAATCCCCTGTAGTTTTTGTCGTATATTATGACTCATATTTTTTCTTGAGTAAACTGCGGTATAAATCTTTTCGGCGGGGTGCGTTACGCTTGGCGTATTTAAGTTCATCTTCGGTCGCTCCCATGTCTTTAAGAACATCACTTTGCTCATCCGATGTCAAGCTCGTAGCCCATCTATTTACTAATTGTTTTAGACCAACAGGATGCAGAATATCTGTTTGTTCTTTCTCAAGATAATCAGCGGCTGCACGTAAGATTCTAGGGAAGTTTTTGTACTGCTGCCTGCACCTTGTATACAGGAAGTTTTCTATCTTGCCGATGAAGGCATTGCCGGAACGAGAGATAACGCCACGGACCATCCCGGTCTTATGGTCGTGGTCTAGGACCCAGTCAGCCGTGTACCCACCCAGGATGGGGCAGCGACTTGGCTTGTGCTTCTCTCGGTAAGATTTTATTTCAGTCTGTTTAAGGTAGGGCATGACTATAAAGAGTTAGTGGGTTTAAGTTTTTGATAAAATCCAACTACAAAGAAACAAGCCCTATTCACATTCCATTCTGCGACTATAAGCTCGTCTTCTTTACTGTAAAAACAGTAAATCCCCTTGGACTCGAAAACTTGCCATATCTCAAGCAGATTATTGTCTTGGTCGTAAAAGTAACCAGTTTGGGGATGCTTATGTATTGTATTTATTTTATTTGCCATATTTATAGTGAGTTCGTGGGTTCATCGTTAAGGACAGCAATCGCTTGGCGTAGCTGCTCAATCCTTTCGATAAACCTTTCCTTCTCCATCCTAAGACTTCTAATCTCTGTATGGGCAAAACTAAGCTCGTGTCTTAGGTTGGTCACCTCGGTCTCCAAGATGATGTTGTCTCGCTTGAGTCCGGTAACTTCTCGCTCAAGTCTATCGTGGTAATCAGTATTTCTATTTGTCATGGCTTGATTATTTTGGTTAGTGGGAGCAGGATTCCCTTTGATGTATTTTCATCTCCGCCCAGTTTATCGGAACTAGTCCCAAGCAATGGACGGATAATGTCTTTTAATTTTTCTGTCTCAATCAGAATAAATAAATGCCCAATGTCGAAGCAGTAAAAGTCAGCCTTGGTTCTTGATATACCGGAAGGCTTACCCCTTGATTCGTATTCAATAAATAGATTACCGGTATCTTTGGCTTTGATGTCGGACTTCACCTCGATTGTTTTGTTATCGAGGATTTCACCGAGGGCTTTTTCTGATAGCATCCCTACAGCCAGGTCGTATTCAAAGTCAGATTTGTAGTCCATGTTGATTGGTGGAGGTGGGAGGAATCGAACCTCCGTCCTCTGGCGACTGCATTACTTCGCAATCCTTAACCAGAGTCGATGACCTTGCACCCCCTGTTATATCCGTGACGGAAAGGATTCGACCTGTCCCGCCATTCTTGAATTGAACCCTGTCGTCCTTGCCAGCGTTTACACGTAGCAGGAGACGGACAGCTTTCTTCTCATCGCCAGCCCACTTGTAAGCGCGGAACTTCATGTCCCCCATCTCATCGTGGGTGTATTCGATTTGGTATTCCCTCATACTACTCTTTGGATAAGGGTAACGAAGGCTTTGGCTGCGGTTGCTGGGACGACTCCGTTTCCCAAGAGCCTAAGTCTGTCCACCCGACTGGAAGACCCATTAGTTGCTCGACCCAGTCCGGGTTGAGTTTCCCTGTCGCCTTGCCGCAATGTCCGGCTATGTCCTCCTCTAGGTTCGCCTTCTTCCGATTCGCAAGTTGCTCCCTGTTCTCGTCCGTGATTGTTGGGTGAACCTTGTTGGCTCTTGGTGTCGGCCACGACTCTTGGTTCTTCCCATTCGTATTGGGGTTCGCTTGGTCTTGCAGGCCAACGTGTGCAACACGCTGTCCGAGGGTCTGCTTGGATGGGTTCGCTCGACTCGGCGGGACGGTTGCATTGCTGTCCTTCCAGTCTCGTGTCGTTGCTGTCGGCCAGTTCATCACTTCCTCCCTGAGATTCTTGCACCCGCCCTTCTTCTTGGCTTTTGCTAGTTTCTCTGGACTCCTCGCTGGTAGTACATCCATCGTGTTGGGGGTTGCCCAGTTCTTCTTCGCTTCCTCCGCTAGAATCTTGCCTCCCTTTTCGTTCGGTCTTGAGCCTGGATTGGCTGCCCTCGGTGTCGGCCAGTTCTCCGCATTGGCTTCCCTCTGTGCATCCTTGTACGCTTGACACATCAATGGGTCCACTTGCTCCCTTAGATTGCCGGGTCGTTGGCGATTCTTCCTTGCTCCGTTGGTCGCTTGCTTCTTCATCGCCTCGTAACTCCGTGACGGTAGACAATCCATAGTGTTGGGCGTACCCCAAGATAAAGACTCGCTTTCTTTGGTGAGGTGCGCCGACTTCACTCGCTGAGAATATTCCTGCCGTTGCTCGGTAACCCAAGCCTTCCAACTCTCCGAGGACATACTTGAGAACTGATTCTCCGTCTGCGGTTTTGGCGGAGATGATTCCTTCAACATTTTCGAGGAAAACAATTCGAGGTTTACAGTCTCGGATTCCGTTTGCGATGAAAGGGAAGAGGTGTCGTGGGTCTTCTGTTGCCTTACGTTTTCCAGCAGCCGAGAAAGGCTGGCACGGGAATCCCCCAGAGAGGATATCCACTTTGTGACGAAACCTTGTGTAAGGGAAGGTCTTAACGTCCGTGAACACAGGTGCTGCATCCAAGTATTCCGCTTCCATCTTTGCAACCAAGTTCGCGCAAGGGAATCCTTCCCTCTCCACGTAAGCGATTTCTCTGAGATTTGGGAGAACTCTTCTGAGTCCAAGCCCAATGCCTTCGTATCCTGAACAAAGGCTGAGGTGTGTAATTGTTTCGGTAGTATCCACATTGTATCCTTTCTTATTTTATTACTGGGTTCATTCTCTTTTGCCAAAAAATCTTGGCACAAATTTTTGCGTTATCTATTCCCCACTTCATCTCGGCCGGTGTCCACTCTCGGTGGTGGTGTTGCTTAGTATCACAGTCAATGATTATACTTCGGCAACCGGGCAGGTAGTCCAGCTTGTGTTCCTTCATGAGCATGAATGATTCAATCGCCAGTTGCTCGCAGTCCTTCGGGTAGGTCTTAGCCTTGCCCTTGGTATTCGTGCGGCACTTGTAGTCAGCTAGGAATAACTTGCCCTCGGCATCGTGTCCAATGAAGTCAACGCTTCCGGCTATCTTGATGCGGTTACAGGCGACCAGTCGCTCACAGGCTATGGGGCTGACATCGTTCTCCTCAATCCATGTAACGAACGGCATCGCCCACATATCCCAGGGTGTCTCCTCTGGTGCGGCTTCGCCAAGCCATAGATGGTTGACCCATTGCTCAATACAATGGTGGACAGTCGTGCCGAACTCGGACGATGAAATGACATTGCCGGATATTGGATGCTCCCTTGTTCCGTACGTTAGCTGCTCAACGTCTTGCCATGCGAGGTAAGGCTTCTCTCTGGCAATCTCGGTTATCATCCTGGGCTTCCAGATTGAATCAATGAATGAATCCTTAACGATACCCAAGACAGTCGTAACAGATGGGTAAACCTTGGGTCCAGCTTTCTTAGCTTGGATAGGTGTTGATACATCAGCGTTGAAGATGGGTTCAGAAATATTTGTGCAGTCGTAGAAATGAGCCATAAAAAAAGGGGTTACCCTGATTAAGGATAACCCCTGTTGGGATGTCAAATCCCATCACACAGAACAATCATAAGTCTTTGTGTAGCATCATTTTGCGGATTACAATTCCGAATTATGGATAAGCTCGGTAACCGCTTCACGGAACGCAGAACGCAGGTCGGTGACCTCGGAGTCATACTCCTTGGTGATTAAATCATTCATAGTGTTCTTATCCCACACCTTGAACCAGTTATCCAGCGTAGTCCATCCAAGTCCCCTGTCCAGCAGGTAGTCCAGAATCTCGGTATCGGTTGCTGGCGGCAACTGAACCTGTTCCGGGATGATGTAGACATCGCCCTCTTGAAGTTCGTGGAAGTAAGCGTCCTTGAAAACAAGCCGTGAGCCAGATTTGACTTGGACTTGGATAAGCTCTCCATCGGAGAGTTGTTGCCCTTGCGGGTACGTGTACGTTTGTATTGTTTGTTCCATTTTATTTGCAGGTTACATCCAGGTTGAGGATGTAAATAATGATTAAGAGAAGGCTCGCCCCAAAAAGGCAAACCAAAAGAGCGAGAGCGGAGTCTAAGACTCGCTTCCCTCCGTGTACTATTTTTTCTAGGTCTTGGTTTTTCATGGTTGATGAGTTTGACAATGCCCAATGTTGTAATTATTACTTAAGGAACACAAGGCTTAAGTTTACCAACCGCCTTGGCTTGCAGGCCAAAGGCGGCGGTACGTGATGAATAATGAAACTAAAGTAATCCGGTTACTTAAGTAACTTGCTTGGTTCGTATTGAAATGGAGGGAACTCCTCCATGATGCCCTCGATTTCGACTGAGTCCATGAGTGGACAGAGTCCCTCGTTGTTGAGGCACAGGGTGAGACCACCGCTGCCGTCCAGAATGTAGTCAATCATCTTCTTGTAGTAATGCTCGCTGTCTTCCGGGTTCTTGTAGGACTCAATGACCTCAATCAGAATCTTTAGGACCGGCTGGAACTCCTTTTGGATTTCCGGCAAGCCCCCGGTTCTACCCACGAAGGCGTGTAATACTTCGTAGATTGACTGGAGCTTACGTAGCTCGTAGGACGATTTACCTCTGGGCTTTGGGTAGTACCTCATGTTGATACCTCCTCTGCGATTTGGCAGATGCCTTGGATGAGTCCAATGATGCCAGTTGCGGAGAGGGTGCAGTCCTTGTCGCCACCCATGCCGTCATCGCCTAAGACAATGATACGGCCAGCCAGAGGCTGCGGGTATACTTCGTCAATGAATCGCACGGCACGAGTTGTGCCATTGATGAGTCCCTCGTCATCGAGGTAAAGGACGTTGCCGTCCAGGGCTTCGGAACGGACACAGGTGAATATGTCGCAGCCGATGTGCTTCTGGATGTCCTTGTAGTCACCCAC